GCGTTATGGCAAACAGTATAATGCCTCTCACGTATCTTTACATGCTACACAACCAAACGGTAAAGAAACTCGCTATCACTTCTCCTCAACATCAGACCCTATCTATGTGGCCTTGAAACCTTTGTCACAGAAGGATCGGTATTTTGCATATATCTCTTTGAAGAATAATCGTCCAGTAATATCTGTAGCTTAGCATTAATGGCACTCACGCTTTCCCTAACTTCGGCTAGATCATTTGCTGTTCGATCTAGTCTTTCCACTTTCTCATTAAGCTCTTGGATTTCAAAAAAGAGATAAGCGACTAGGATTGCAGCTAGTACGCCTACCTTTTTGCCAAATTGTTCAATTGCAGAGAGTGCTTTATCCATTTGCCAATCCTCCCCATGATTGTGGAATCATGGCTAATTCGGCTGCACCAGTAACCGTATTAGAACCGCAATTCCTAAAAGCATAATCATGATCAGTAACGGTTACTTGTTTCGTGCTTAAGAAATTATAGAAGTCTAGAATTCCAGAAGCAATATTTACACAGCCATCGAGAATATATGTAACATCAGTTACTGAAGTTAAACTATACATGCATTGTGGAATAGCAGTAAGAGACGAACAATCTGAGATAAAACCAAGTGCTGTTTTAATCTTACTAAGATTAAGATTCGGAAGGCTTTTTAAGTTTCGACAAAATCGAAAAGTGCTTGTTGCTCTAGTAGCGTTACCAAAGTCGAAGTTAGGAATAGTCTCGAGTGCAGTATTGTAAAACAAATAAGATATATGAGTAGCTGACGAAAAATCTAAATCGGGAGATACTGATGTTAACGAAGTACAATCGGTAAACATACCACTGCAGTGTTTAACTCCAGTAAGATTAAAATACGGAATAGATCTTAGCTCTTGACAGTTAGAAAATATATCATCAACACCATAATAATTACCTGTGGCAGATGAAAGATCAAATCCAACAGTGGAAAGCAAGTTATGACTTGTAGTAGTATAGGAATTATAGAACATATACCAAAAATTCGTAACGCCGCTAGTGTCGCCAGCATCAATTATTGAATATGTAGAAGGGCATTCCCAACTACTAAAATAAGATTCCCAACTTGAATTCACGTAAGTCCAGTCGTATATTCCAGATGTAGCATCAACAAGTTTCCATCTACTTTTCCAATCCGAATTCTTGCTAGAGTCATTTCTAGGATCATAGGAATTGTCAGTAAATTGAAACCTGAGTGTGAATGGAGGAAGCGTCTTAATAAGTTTTTTAGATCCGAAATAGATTGATTTATTTCCATACATTATCCAATCAGCCATAATTACGCTCCTGTTCCGCCCCATGAAGACGGGATTTGTGCAAGCTCTGCTGCACCTGTATTAGTATTACGACCGCAGTTTCTAAAGGTATAGGTATGACTTCCTTGCCAATTAGCTGCAGCGAATTTGTTATAGAGTGCTAATGCTCCGCTCTCTACATTATACTGCCCTCCAAACATATAGTCGACAGTAACACTATTGTCTGCAGGAATAGTCAAATCTGGAACAGCCTTAAGTTTGGAAAGAAGTGCGGAACCTCTTGAAGAAAATGCAAAGCTAGCTAATCCCTTCTTTGCAGATGCACTAGAAGCCATAGCACTTCCGTTCCATGTGAGCGTTTCATCTGTAATGCTAGAGAAGTTAAAGTTAGGAATATACTCCACATCTTGAATTCTATTTGCATTATTGTTAGCTACTAATTCGCTAGCATTATACAGCATTGATGTGTCAAACCATGCAATAGACTTAAGCCGACCCCAGTTGTAAAATGTCTTTACCAGATATCTCACACCTGAGAGGTTAGCACCGAGCACATGAGCTTTCTGGCCGAATAGAGAGGATGTGCTGTCGTCATATCCATATAAGCCGCTACCCATCTCATTCTTTGTCTTAATGGACAACACACTGTAGAGATACTTATTTCCTGAGCCACTAAAACCGTATGCATACCATCTTTCATTTTGATAAGTGAAATCCCAGACAGAGCCAGATACATGGGTCCATGTTCCGATATACTCATGATCTTCATCCAACAGACTTGACGGATCAAATCCATCATTGAACTGGAATCTCATAGTATAAGGAGCAATAGCGGGAAGACCTGCAGAAAAGACAAGGGAAGACCCAAGATAGGCTTTAACTATCTTGGAATTCCCAACATATACTCCGGCAATATTAGAGCCAAGTGTAATAGACATTATGATTCCTCAATTAAGTATAACACAGTTGATACCGGACTCTGTGGTAATGCAGCTACCTTTTGAATATCCGTAATACCTGCAGTAGTCGTGATATCACCAAGTGTTGAAGGAATTGAAGGTTTGTTACTCAAGTCAGTATAGCTACCGCTCGTAGCAACCGTAGCCAAAGAACTAGACAGAGCATACACAGATAAGTCAGGCTTATTCGTAAGGTCATTGTAGCTGCCACTGAACAAAGATGGCTTATTCTGAATATAGGCTAAGCTAGAGCTATCACTTTCATTCCAATTGCTCTGGACAGGAGCAGCAGGGATAGTAGGCTTATTGCTAAGATCATTATAAGACCCACTTGTTGCAACGGTTGCCAAATTAGCTGACAAAGCGTACACAGACAAGTCAGGCTTATTCTTGATATAGTCAAGAGCACTAGAATTACTTTGGCTCCAATCTGCCTGAACCTGAGTAGGAACACTAAGGTCGAAGTTCTTAACATCGCCAACAGTATTTTCGGTAATAGTCACGCTGTGGTCTGTACTAGAAAGCGTAATGATGGCACTTCCGCCACCACCTGAGCCACTAGCACCCACAATTCCACTCAAGCAGTACACCTGAGCGTACGTGAGCGTAACAGACACACCAGACAACACGGAGAGAGCGTCTGTGGTGAGTACAAGAGCTGCATCCGAACTACCGAGATTGACAGTCAAGAAACTGACTTCAATGACTTCTTCATGTCTGAAGGAGTTATCAAAGTTGTAAGCAATAGTAGGATTACCGTTAGTAATGCCACCAGTCACAGACAGCTTGTAACAATCGTCATCAAGCGTGGTGTTATTGTTATTGATCTTCACGAAAGCATTAACAGCATACGTACCCGGCTTAAGCGTAATCGCACCACCAGACACATAGACGTTTGTACCTCTATAAGCTGTAGCAGAAAGATTAGCGTTAAGATTAGTACCGCTTGCCAATGCAGTGTTAGAGCCGCCATGCCAATAGTCAATCATCACATCATCGGTATCAACGCTAATGACATTATTGTTTATATCGATACCAGTACCCGCAGTGTAGGTCGTGTCATCAGCCGAGATGGTAACATTCGTACCGCTAGTGCTGATATGAATATTCTGGCCTTCCACAAAGGTAGGAAGATCAGCTACAAGAGCATATACAGATAGATCTGGTTTATTCTTGATATAGTCAACAGCCGAAGCATTGCTCTGGTTCCAATCAGCCTGTTGCTGAGGAGCCGCAGTAGCATTAATCGTCAAAGTGTTATTGGCATTATCTTCAACAAAACTAATATTCGTGCCAGCTACAAGACCAATCTGTGTCGGCTTATTTTGAATATAAGCAGGATCAGTCGTATCACTTTCAGTCCAATCGGATTGGGTTTGATTAGCAGGAACATCGCTACCTGTAATAAAACCGCTATCGTTATTAAGATCGGAAGTCTTAGTCGGAATAGACGGCTTATTGCTAAGGTCGTTATAATCACCGCTAGTTGCAACCGTAGCAAGAGAGCTAGAAAGTGCATATACAGACAGGTCTGGCTTATTCTTGATATAGTCAATAGCAGACGAATCACTCTGGGCGTAGTCACTTTGTACCTGAGCTGCAGGGATAGACGGCTTGTTAATCAAATCATTATAGTCGCCACTCGTTGCCACCGAAGCCAGACTAGAAGCCAATGCATACACACTGAGATCCGGCTTATTTTTAATGTAGTCCAAGGCAGAGCTGTTGGTCTGACTCCAGTCACTCTGTATCTGGGCTGCAGGAATGGTTGGCTTGTTTGTCAGGTCATTATAATCACCTGATGTAGCAACAGTTGCCAAGCTGCTCGAAAGTGCGTATACGCTGAGATCGGGCTTATTGAGAATCTGAGCCACACCGCTGACAGCGTTCCAATCGCTATTAACCTGAGCTGCCGGAATTGTAGGCTTATTACTCAGATCGTTATAATCTCCTGAAGTAGCGACAGCAGCAAGACTACTAGACAAGGCATAGACGCTAAGATCAGGCTTGTTTGTAAGATCGTTATAGTCTCCACTAAAGAGCGTGGGCTTGTTCTTAATGTAATCGACAGCCGAAGAATTAGTCTGATTCCAATCGCTCTGAACTTGGGCAGCAGGAATAGTGGGCTTATCGGACAAATCGTTATAACTACCGCTAGTAGCAACGGTAGCAAGGGAGCTAGCCAACGCATAAACCGAGAGATCAGGCTTGTTTGACAAGTCATTATAATCCCCAGAAAACAAGTCTGTTTTCTTGGCATAGAATTGATCAATGTTTACACCATACTGATCGGCATAAGCACGAGCAGCAAGAATAGGAGCATCGTCAATCGATGACGCAAATCTTGTAGGCATAATGTCTCCTTAAAGTTCAGTGTAACCGATAGTCGGAACAGTGGGAATTTCAGACTTAAGAGCATAGACACTGAGGTCAGGCTTGTTAAGAATCTGAGCTACTCCACTATTCGCATCCCAATCGCTATTAACTTGAGCTGCGGGAATTGTAGGTTTGTTCTTAATATAATCAACAGCTGTAGTGTCTGTTTGACTCCAATCGGCTTGCTGTTGAGAGTAAGACTGAGGTTCAGTCCATACAGGATTGCCCTGATCATCTACTGAAAGAATATTGCCTGACTGTTGAGTTGTCGGAGTAGGAATATCTGGCACATCAGGGATTTCAGACTTCAAGGCATAAAGCGAAAGATCAGGTTTATGCTTGATATAAGCCGGAGAGTCAGGATCTGCTTCAGTCCAGTCAGATTGTTCTCCACCGCCAGAACCGCTTCCGCCACCTGCAAGAGGATTAACTCTATGGATATAGAGCATAGCCTTCTCAAGAGGCATATAGGACGGAGCCTGAAGAGCGAGCTGAAGCTGATTGGACTCAGGAATCATATCCCAAGAGACTTCGACATAGTTTTCGGTAATGCTCTCATCAAGCACGAAATCATGAGCTCCGCCTTCGCTGTCTCTAACCACGCAAGACGCATAGTTGACATTGAGGACAGAAGTGGCAAACTTCATGGCAAGTGACAGATGATAGAGCTTGTCTTTCTCAACTATAAGTCGACCCGCATTGTTGACATCAATATTACCGTCAAGCACATTTGTAAAAACGATAGCACCATTCTGATCTGTAGTGAGAGCTACGATAGTACCATATGTATTTTCATCCTGATGAACGGTAAAGTCAACGGTATCATTTTCTCTAGTGATAACAATACTGCCATCACTAGATGTAAATCTTAGATTATCACCACCAGAGCCATCACCGCTTCCGTTAGTAACATTCAAACGGGTATAAGCGAGATTGCCGAGATAGTTGTAGACGTACATGTCCAAAAGGACACCCTTAGGGATAATCGCAATTGTACGACCCTGAGAGTTCAGTCTAATCCTAAACGGATTCAGGCTACCTGCCCAATCGGCATAGGTAATGTACTTTTCGCTAGTGCCATGTTTGTAGAATTCCACAAAACCAGAAGAATAAGGAAGACCGTTCTCATCCTTAAACTGTGCGGTAGGCGGAATAAGATAGGCGTAGTCGTTGGTATTCAAAGCTGCCATGACAACCTCTTGTTAATATCAATGTAAGAGTTGAGATAAGCCCATAGACTAATGTGCCTATGGGCTGTTAGATTTTAGGAAATGACCCTCACGTCAGTAAGAGTTGTAGTCAACACGAGATCTTGATAAGCGTACGGAACAGGCACATCTGCAGCACTCTGAGCTCCAGCGTTAACCGTAAAGTCAGGAAGACTCAGATTAGCTGGAATACCGATAGAGTTCTGTCCGAGACCAGTACCAAGATATCTGTTCGAATCTTCACCATCTTTCTTAGAGGTCTGAACACTAATGCTAATGCGTTTATTAGCAAAGTCGCTATAAGAGAAACAGAAGAGATTAAGATAATCAACCGTCAAACCTACAAGCCTTGACTTAAACGCATACGTGTGCACATCTTCAGACTTACCATAAACCGGTACAGAAATTGTGCCAGCTGCACCAAGATCGATAGTGCTATATCCGACAATCATGTCAGGAATGTCTACGGAGAAGACTTCATGAGGACCAGTGTACTCAATATAAGGAGTAGCAGGAGGAGTGCTTACACCGTCATTGAACCAGTTAGCCACATGCTGAAGCACTACAGTATAGCTATCTTGTTGAAGCACATCAGGACCATCGTTATTACGATAAGAGTAGCTATGCCCAGATTCTGCCGGAACACATCCACTCCACTTGATGAAGTTAGTGCCATCTCTAGAATCGGTTACGCTATTACTTACGAATACGGATCCAGATACTGTAAAGCCATTTTGGAGGACGCTTAAAGTCGTGATGTTAAGCTTAGCTCCGTTCAGCACGTTATCAGAGAAGGTAATCGACAGGAGTCCAGCCGGATAAGACACATAAGCAGAGATACTGCTATATGCACCCAGTTTATTCTTGTCAAATGTACATCCAGTGATGACAGCATTATACGGAACCTGAAGTGAGTATCCGTTAAAGATACAATCACGAATTACACAAGAGCTTCCGTGGAATACAGGCAACGAGCTACCAATATCAGCTGTACTTGAGAAAGTAGAAGACTTCGCATAGAAATCACCAGTAATGGAATATGGAAGGCTACCTGTAATGTAGCAATCTTCAATACTCACATTTGTCCATGTCTGAGCCGTAGACCCATAAACACTTCCCTTGATATTCCTAAGCGTTACAGTTCCACTCAGATTCAGGTTAGAGATTTCACCGTTGATCCATGTTGTATTGTTGAAGACATCCGTCACACTAGCATCATACGTGCGACCTTCAAGGTTAAACGTACGCTCGTCATTGTTGACATACTGCAGTCTGACGAAGTTATCGACATAGGAGAAATCGTGAAGCGTGTACTGACAGTTCATGAACACAGCCTTAGCTGGATCAATCCTATGGTTAGCCTCAGTCAGATTCCACCATCTATCGGTAATACCTGTCATGTTGTAGAATGTAAAGCGACAGTTCATAGACAGATTGCCAGGAGAGACGAATTCCTGAATATCGTCGAAACCAACAGCTGCAAGAGGATCCCAATTAGGCGTTTCGATAGACACACGAGTAAGATTAGAGAAAGTCTGAGGAGCGTTGAGTTCCACAGGGCTATCCACAATCATTTCGTTAGTGGCTACGAGCTTATAATCACCTTGAAGCCAGTTGTTCAGCCATGATGTACGGATAGACTTAACCGTAAGAGTAATCTTGCCAGCATTGTACACGCCATCGTAATGGAGGAATCCAGCTGCTGCACCTTCGATCTTGTCTACCACAACCGTAGAAGTCGTTCCTGTCTTGGCACAGAGATGAGCTCCGTTATCCAAGTAGAGCGTATTGGTAAGGTTGTGAGCACCACCTTCAAAGGCATAATAACCACCGCTTCCATACACTGAAGGCATATACAGAGCGATACCCTTAGAGTTCGCATAGTTAAATGCTGCTTGAAGCTGGCTATTTTGCGGAGCTACATCCACATAGTTGTCAGATGGGAATACACCAAAGACTCTAACATCTAGAATCTGAGGAGTTACCAATCTCCATACGTGTTCAGTGTCAGCTCGAACCACACTTCCGCCATCATCAGCAGAAATGTTATTTACTTCAAGCTTATAGAACACAGGAGGCATATCACCAAGGACATTATAACCTGCCAGCATTGCGTAATTGACTTTAGTAATATCCATTTCACGGAGTTCAGTAATAGTTCCGGCATAACCTGCAACTACACCTTGTCCATCGATATCAATAATCGTTGTATTACGCAAAGAGTCAAATGTTCTAGCTTCGCTCCAGAATTCGATAGTGTCAGGAGCTTCACTCATATCTCCGCTACCGATATACTTCTCCATTACAACGGTGACATCCTCATCAGGCAGGAACACCTGAGAGGACGTACGGCCATATGCATCAGAGAGAATCGGATTGGAGAGAGCCACACCACTTTCGCTAGTGATAGCAACTTTCTCAGTAGTGTGGAGCTTGTAAAAAGTGAATCTACCGAAGAACGGTTTTCCGTCAACGGTATATTCGATCCAATTATCAAGTGCTCTCATTGTTATAGACCTGCCTTACTTCCTGCTCTTGACGAAGCAGAAGGTTGATAACCTTGTGACGGAGAAGAAGCACCATGCCAGTCAATTTCGCCAGAAGCGTTCTGCCTGTCTTGTTCTTCTTTCGCCTTTTTGTAGAGTCTGTATGCTTCCATCATTTCACGATCGGTTTCTCTAGGCTTGAATCCTGCATCCCATTGCCTAATGATAGTAGGATCAGCCAAAATCTCACGAACGGACTTAGGAACACCTCCAGTAATGACATTAAGGTCTTCTGCCTGTTCAGGAGTGATAAGACCTGCTGCATAAGACTCTCTACCAGCCTTATTTGTAGCAAGATTCAGCCCAGAAGTCAGACCGAGGTTATACTTTACGTCACGAGACCTAACCTTACGCATAAATTCAGGATTGTCCATGAATTCCTGCACCTTAAGGTCAAATTTCGTAGGACGTGCGGGATAACCAAAGTCACCCTTGAGTGCTTTTGTCTGCTCAAAAGCCTGATTTCGCATATCAACGGCAGAAGTCTGAGTTACACCAATCGGAAGATTATGTTCTTTACCTAAATTCTCAAGAGCTTTAACTTCTGTCGTTTGTTTATCAGGATATGCCGCAGTCTTATTGACATATGCAAGATTCCCTTCTGCATCTAGACCGAATCTTTCGCCTTCTTCAGCAAGTGCAGATGTCGGAGTGACAGTTCCTGGGTTATCTTTATTGAAGATTTGCCTAATACGCCTATCAAGTTCAGGATTTTCACCACCAATGTTTTCCCAATAAGCTGCAAGAATATCATTACGCTTCTCAGCAATCTCAGGATGTCTGCTTAAGAAATCTGCATAGGATGCAAGCTGTTCTTTAGACATTTTCTTTAAGTCTGCCTTGTCAATAACCTTCATGATGTCAGCCATGATAGCTTCATCCATTTCGTTACGCAGATTCTGTCCGCCAAACACAGTAGAGCCGATACCTTGCTGTCTATCAAGGAAATCAAGATAGGAATCGCCCATGAGGGCATCTCTAACTCTAGCTGCAGCTCCCCTGTTATTATCATAGCGTGCCATACGACCAGCAGCTCCGCCGATAGCTAAAGGAGTACCTAGGTTGACACCTGCACCAAGTGCCACTCTACCTGCATTGAAATTAGCTCTATTCGGATTTTCGAGCTCATTGTACATGGATGCATCAGCAACTTCTTCAGCAAGCGGAGGAACAACAGCCTGAGCCGTAGATGTGGCAACCTTTCTGGCGAAAGGAGCAACTGATCTAGTGGCTAAACCAGCAAGACGTCCTACCGGAACTGCTTGAATAGCATTAGCACCAATGTCAAGAGCATAGTCCTTTCCAGAAGGATCACGGCCCATCTTAATGGCTTCTTTAACACGAGGTGTAAATACGCCTTGGAGAGCACTAGCCATAAACGGAAGTGCTTTTACTTTGCCTGTGGCGACATCACGACCTTCAGCAACCATTTCTTTATCACGAATTTCTTGAAGTTCGCTAAGAGACTTCAAAGCTGCATTGAAATCTAGTCCAGACTTCTGAAGGAGACTCATCATATCACCAGTCGGGATCTTAGTCCAATGCTTATCGCTATCCCAAGTCAACAATTCCTTCTCATCAATACCGAGAGCCTTAGACAAATCGCTAGAAGGGAATCTAGTAAACATGTACTGAGGTTGTTCTTCACCAAGCAGTTCTTCAGTAGCCTTAACAGAAACAGGGGTACTAGCGATAGTACCCTTCTGCTGTGCATCCGTAACGACATCCTTAAGCGGAGACTTATCTTTCAGCTGTTCTCCATATTCATCATGGATCTTCTGCAGGAACTTCTGTGTAGCTTCAGCTTCAGAAGCAGATTCTGCGGAGATATCATCAAGAAGGAATTCTAGATCGTAAGACAGGTCTTCGCCAATTACTTTTTCGCTTCCACGAATAGCCTTAATTAAAGAATTAGGCGATTGTACAGCCATAATTAGCCTCCACTATATGATTTTGCAGTAGCATTGCCATTAGCATCTACATTCAGATACTTCATGACTTCTTTCATTCTGTCTTCGATGCGTGCAACACTCCAGCCCTTTCCTCTAAGCTGATTATATCTATCCAGAGCTTTCTTGGCATTAGCATCCCAAGCCTTTTTGTTCTTGGTGTAATTTGCGTTTTTAGTATCAATTTTAGCAGTCTGCGTGGATCTGCCTTCATTGATAGCTGCATCAACACGTTCCAAGAACTCAGGATCGTCCTTAAGATATTCAGAAGCTTCCTTGCCGGAGATTTCAGCTGCTTCCATAAACTGATTCTTACGAGCCAGCAAATCGTTAGCAGCTAGAATACGCTTTTCGGAGTCACCCTTAACTGTCTCGTAATAGATAAGAGCATCATTCAGGTTGTTACGAGCAAATCTGGCAGAGCGTTCATTGGCTTCCTGCTTGTCTGCACTTTCTTTCTTAGCATTGATCTTAGCAATTTCTTTCTGAGACTTACGACTCTTTTCGTTTTCAGCCACAGTAGTCTTGCGAGCCATAATGCTTTCGAGAGCACTAGAGTCACCCTTCTGCACATATTGCTGCTTAGCAACTTCCCACATCGGATCACCGGACATTTCGTTATCACGGAGCTTTTCTTGCCAAGCAATCTCGGCTTCAAGATTACGGATTTCTTCTTCAAGTTCATCACGTCTCTTGTAAAGCTCCTGAATACGCTGATTCTGCTGTTCATCTGTATTGCCCATACCGCTATGAGCATCAGCTGCGACGTTACGAGCAAAGGAAGCTGCACGATCGCTATATGCATCGCCCAAGCCAGAAATACCAGCTTGAGTTGCGTAGTACTGGTCAGGAGCATTTACAGCACCTCCAGAAGTAGCTTGGAGGTTTCTCATGCCCATCATTTCATCGTTGACAGGTTCAATAGGCTTAAACCCTGCACGTTGACCTAACATAGCCATTATCTACCTCCAAGAGCACGAAGCCCTACTTTGTATTTTGCTTTCACTTCAGGCGGAATGTTCTCACGAGCATAAGCTTCAGGATGTTCGAAATCGTCCTCATTAGGATTGTACTCAGCAGCACTTTCATAAGAGTCGATACGAGTATTCGAGAAGCGTCCGCCATCAACGTCATAATCATTTACGTCCTGCTCTGCGTTGTGCATAGTAGGAGTATTTGCAAATGTGTCAAGGCTTCCGATGTCTTCAGCCTTGATAGAGCGAATGTGGTTGTTGACGCTTTCAAGTTCACGTTCAAGCTCTGCAAGATGAGCCTTCATTTCGTTAAGTTTGTTATCACCAACAAACTCAATCTTACGCTGACGCTGATACCAATTTACGGCATCAGCAGTACCAGTCATAAGACCTTTAACGCCTTCATAGATTCCACGCTTGCGTTCAGCATTTGCTTGGTTAGCCATTTGGTTAACCGTAAGCATAGGAGAAATCAAGTCGATAGCACTTCTTTCATATTCTGCGTATGCCATAATTCCTCCTTAGATTCCAGCCATCGCAATACCGATCTGAGTCTTAGCATCTGTCCTATCTTTGAGCACATTAGCCTTGTTCTCAGCTTGCTGTGCCTGCCATTCAAGGAAGTCGTTACCAAGAGCCTTCTGCTGTTCAATGCTCCATTGATCGTTAGAAGTAAGCGAGTTAAGCATCTTGTTAGCTTGATCAAGATAGCCTTGGAATTCCTGATAGGTTTGAGCACGGTCTTTGCCGTATTCATTAACAGCAGTATTGTAGATATCGTTATATTGTTTTGCAGTATTTTCAGCGATAGCCCTAGCTGCACCTGTAGAACGACCAAGACCAGCTCCTGCCGCACTATGCTGAACAGCACGGTTAGACGCTTCGATCACATTACCCATATACGGGTTAATGAAATCTTCAACAGTCTTATCGTAAGAAAATTTCATCTTCTCAGGATCATCAAGACCATACTGAGCTAGACGTTTTCCAAAAACGCTATCAAAGTTACGGATCTTTTCAGCCGCTTTAATCGCATCTTGCTGAGTACCGCCCGGAGTGTAATTCTTATAGAATTCACCGAAAGCTTGTTCAATCTGATTGTAAGATATGTCAAGTTCCTGAGACAGATTCTCAAGGATTTCTTGTCTGCGTTCCTTGTCTTCTTCTTCAGCAGCAGCTCCAAACAATCCGGCAATCAAGCCGACACCGCCACCGATAGCAGCACCCCAAGGACCAAATGCAGCACCTGCAGACGCACCTGTTCCAGCACCCTGAATACCGCTAGCTGCATAATTGTAACCGTTAGCCATATTATACCTCTACTGTAAAGACGGCTTGAAGTTGTTCACCGCTTTGAAGAATGAGTTTAATGTTCTTTGTTTCAATGAGCTCTCGTCTGGAGCTGTTTGCCGATATGATATTCACATAAAACGGCTTATGATCTGGGATTTCAATATCAACAATAGTTTCCTCTGTTGCAATAGGACTTGACAGCATACAGTGACCACGCACAATGGTCAGCTGTACGTTGCTTTCCCATTTCCTAGCCCAATATCCTTTAAGAGCATCAGAAAGGTAGCCTTTATCCTCAACATTGAAATCACCGAGCTTAACACCTGTGTAGGTTGTATGTCTCATAGCACGGCACTCCTTTCTACTTGAGCCTTAGCACCAATGATCGCAAATCCAAATGGAGCAGTCGTAGTGATTTCAATAGTCAGGATTTCCCCATAGCCAAGAGTCCACCACTGAGTGTTCCAATCATATCTACCCATAGTACCAGTAAGCCCAATCTCCTGATCGCTCCAGTCAGATCCATTCCAAGAATAACGCATAGTGATTTCCGGATTCAGATCTTCGACAGGAACCTGACCGTTGTTCATGATAAGCTTAAAGCTCTCACAGTAGAACGGAGAGAAGTCTTCAAGAATAACACCGCTTCTGCGTCTACGGACAATCGGAAGCCCATCATATTCAGTCCACTTCTCAGGATTCTGCACAATGAGCTTATTATCATCAATAGTCGCAAAGAACAGCTTATCGTAAGCGAGAGTAGCAAAGTTAGCTCTCCACTTACCTTCTTGAGTAGGATTGCCAGACCTGTAAGAGCTTCTAATACTCCATGAATCTTCAGACAAGTCATAGACAAACGTTCGGTCATCGCCTCTAAAGGTAATACCATAGAAGACGTGTTTGCTCTCATGCCACGCTTGAGCTACAGCATCAGACGGATTCTTCATCAAGGAGATTTCACGTTCGATATCGTTATTCGAGATTCGTTTAGCAGTAGCTCCATTCATCATGAAGATACCGTATTGTCCTATGTCACTAGCACCGAGCCAGAAGACATTTGGACCAACAGCATATACGCTTCTAGGAGCAAGGATACCGATAGCATTAGCAGCTGTATCAGGACTCTGGAACGGGAAGTTCACATCATCGTGATAGCTGAATGCCTGATAGGAACGATCACCGAAAGTGTAAAGGAAGCTTCCAGCCGCAATCATAGCTCTAGACGTGTCAGGACTCCATTCAGAGAACACCTTAAAGCCTTGAGGATTTCCAGTGATTGTAGCCGTCCTAGTCTGATCGCCAACGACAACTTCATACTCATGGTCTTCAAGCATAAAGATGTCATCGCCATAGACGTCTTCTTCAAATGGATATTGACAGCTAAGACAGAAAGCGTCAGTGCCTTGATCCAATACAGCCAAGTAGCCATAGAGATAAGCTACATGAGACGGATGAATGCGTTCTGTCTCACTTCCATTTCTGAATGGAAGAGCGATAGCCTTATAGTCAGCAGCTTGTGCAGCCGGAACCAAGGTCGTATCGACTGCATAAAGCTGTATGCCATCAGCCACAATCAGCCTAGGATGAGCATCGCCATAGCCGTTTGTTTCGCACATAGAGACAGGCTCTGTAATACCATTAGACACAGTACCGATTTGCCTATACTGCAATGATGCATTATTGTTTGTAATTAGATACAAGTGAGAGCCAAAGACCGCATAGAGCACAGGATAGCCATCTGGACCACGAGATGCTCTATACATTCCTCGGCAATTCTTCTCAGGCATATCGAGAGCTAGATCAGAACCGCAAATAGAACGCAAGATGGCACTCGCAGAAGCACCTTCGCCCTGCGATTCTAAGATCATATTGACAGTGGTCTGCTTGGTGACCTTATCGATATCAGAATTTCGATAGCCCCCAATCATACCGTTAATGATTCTGGCTTGTGCCATGATTCCTCCTACTGCGGGAAGATAAATGAGCCTGACTGAAGCTGAGCGAGTTCGCACAGATTGTTATTTGTAGACGGATCCCTAGTAACAAACTTGTTCGCTCTCGTAGACGTTTTGAGGCTGTTTTCGATATCAACCATCGTCAAACGCAAGCGTTCAGTATGTTCAGGAGACAGTCTTGGGAACTGTACAGCGAGCTTATACGTAAGAGCCGTAATGAACAGCTCCTGATAGATGTCAGGAATTTTCAAGACACTATCAAGATCAAAGCTGTAACCGACATTATAAACCATCACAAGTTCGCAGCCAGTAGCGTTGTTGAACTTCTGCAAGAACATAGGCTTGAGCTTAAGTTCTATCTTCGTGTCAGAAATAGGTTGCCAAGTGTAAACCTGAAGACCATAAGCAGAATCGTTAAAGTCTTCATAGCTCACAAACTGCAGAGGTCTGTCCGTATTAGCCATAGGACTAGATGTCAGTCTCCAGTACAATTCCTTAACATCAGCAATATTCTCAACGACTGCATCAACCCAATCGTTAGGAATATCCATATCAGTAGTGCCAATGATATTCAAAGGCTTAACACCCGGCTCACGAATAAGCACAACAGCACCATTGAGATGTGTCATAGCGGTTTCCTGATCAGGATAATTCGTTCTACGCCATACGCCTTCGCCAGCATGTTCTGGATCACTATAGATATCCCAAACGCTATTAGCCTTATCCCAGCATCGAGCCATACTCCAGATACCTGCAGACGGAACAGGCGGAACATCAGAGCCATCAGTATTTACGAACCAGAAGTTGGTACCTTCTACATAGCCATTTCCAAGAATGTACTGCGTTTCCTGAATGCCCTGAGTCGGGAGTACAACTTCTCGTCTAAGGAACTGAAGCAGGTTATGCCTACTGTAATCAGCTGCTATGCCCTTGAGAAGAGCATAGGCATTTTCTACCATATTGCCAGGAGCAGGTTGACGTCTTGCAACCAAATTGGCTCTGGCGAGAGCTTCTGTAATGACACTTCTAACTGTAAACGACATAAAACCTCGCTTATATATACAATGCTAAGTTTGCAAAAAGAATAGCCGTATCCCTTAGGATAGTAGTATTAATTTAACTTACAATTGAAGGAGCGTTAATATGCCAAGAGAGATATACAAAACCAAAGAAGAAATAGAAGACAAATACGGTAAACTTTTCTATAACAGTACGCATGACGTTTTTCTGACAAAAGAAGGAGTTGTAGTTTCAGCCTTTAGAGCCAACAGAACAGGAAATCTTTACGGTTTCATTGTTCACTCAAAATCTACTCATAAGAAAGATAAATATATATTCGTAAAAGCAAACAAAAAGAGCATATACTTGCATAGGCTTATAGCTGAAACATTTATTCCTAACCCAGACAATCTGCCTGTAGTGGATCATATTAATAGAGACAGACAGGACAATAGAATAGAGAATCTGCGATGGGCTTCATTAGAAACAAACGCAAAGAACAGTGAGCGTTTTCATAATGCAGAGATACAAGTAACAAGTAGAAAAGATTGGACTAATGAATATCATAAAAGACATCGTATTACGATAAACAAAAAACAGTATTATTTGCCATCCCATATAATAGAGCATTTAAGAGCTATTCCTAAATCACAGAGACTACAAGAATTAAATAAAATAAGACAAGCATAAGCTTGTCTTATTTTATCTTTTAGGCTTTTACATAAAGATTCGCGACAGCACGTCTTTCGATCACACCGAACATAGCCACAACGTCCCAACGAGTCGTGTTGGTGAGGTTGTTGAGGTTAACGATACGGTTTTCGTGGATAGCCACAGCTTCAACCTTACCGAGCTTAGAATCAGCGTTCGAAGCATCGAGCTTATCGAGCGTGCAGAATTCATAAGCACCGTCAAGACGAACCTGACCCATCCAGTAAGTGCCAGCATCGAGAGTCTTAACAGCAAGACCTGCGAGGTCGCTAAGAGCACTGAAGGAGCTGTTGTCTTCCTTAGCAATTTCACGAGTACCGCCAATAGCGATGGTCGGAGTCGTGTTCTTCTTGTCAAGCTTCAGCGGAATGGCAAGAGAAGTTGCACCAGAAGTCACTGCGATATCTTCAGCAGCGATGAACGCATACTGTTCAGCGGTTGCATCACCAATCAGGTCACAAGCCATAACGCCTTCAACCCAGAACGGAGTACCCTTCTTGACGGTGAAAGCAGCAGAACCTGCGGTAAGACCGATCGTCAACACAGCGTCATAGGCATGACCACTGTTATTGTCACCTGCGAGAGATGTAACGGTAGTCGGCTTGAGCTGAGCAGAAACGTTAATCACCGGCATGAAACGCTGACCACGATATTCTACAGAGTGGAACGTACCAAGGAGACCCTGCTTGTAGAAGGAGTCCGGAGAGCCAACCGGGTTGAACTGCTGACCGTTAGAGGTAAGGACAGCTTCGATCTTCGGATCGATGAAGCCATACATCTTTTCGCCAGAGATAGACGTAAAGTGAGCGGCAACTTCAGCAAGCGGCTGGAAACCAGAACCTGCGATAGCGACAGTAGCCTTCGGAACAGCTTCACCAACAGCCTTACGGATAACGTGGTTAGCGATCTTGGAGCCGTTCGGTTCAGCGACTTCCTTATCCCAGTTCATGTCGGTAACAGCTTCGATAGCGTTAGTTTCGACAGAAGCAGCGAAGTCACGGAGACGCATAGAGACTTCACGTTCAACGATGGTGTTCTTCGGAGAACCAGAAGTGATGTTAGCGATAGAACCATCATCGCCACCTTCAACCACTTCCACAGCGTCACGGATCACGAACGTGTATTCCTGACCATTACGCTTGCCGACCATCTGGTCTTTGAAATGTTCCTTAGCACCGACAGTAAGGAAGCCAGAGTTCACAAGAAAACGGAGAGCAACAAAGTCGGTTAGCTTGTTGGTAACAATAGTATTCGGCATGATTTAGACCTACGAATGTGTAGCCAAGTAGTTATGCCAATAGTTTCTATCACGTACAGGATTGGGGTCTTTCCCAGCTCCTGCCTGTGTCTGAGAACCAGTTGACGGTAACTTCTTAGCAGGTGAATTTGTAGCTTGCTGAGTGTTGCGAGGAGTCTTTACACTTCTAAGCCTACGATCCATAGCAATTCGATTTTCAATGCTTCTGAGCTCCACTACCTTATTAAGCGGATTCTTAATCGTAATCACTTTTCTAAGGACTTCTGGGTTAGTCATAAGCACCTGAACCATCAACGGAGACAGTTCACTGTCATCCAGATAGCTCAAGATCGTATTGTCCGGATCATTTTGTGCCAAGAAATTTACAAACTTCTCACGTCCATTCTCAAGCAAACGGAGATAGTGAGATTTTGAGCTTTCATCTTCACCAAAGCAAGCTTCCACTCGCTCTTGATGAATCTGTTCAGCCTCAGCTTCTTCCTGCTCATTCATAGCATTTTGACGCTGTTCTTCGAGACCTTCGATCTTAGTCTTAAGCGTGTTCTTAGCCATCTTGAAGTCAAAACGCTTATTCTCGTCCTCGATTTTAGACGGATCAACAGCGTTATACTTCATCAGCTGAGCTTTAAGGTCATCGATCTGAGACTGCATAGCACCAAGTTTAGCTTTGTACTTTTCCTTTTGACGGATAAAGGCTTTGTTGGCTTTATACTTCTCAACATCTTCCTTAGACGCTTTCGGATACGGCAGCTTGTCTTCTTTAGGCTTCGGCTGCTTATCTTTAGGCTTGTCAGTCTCTACTGGCTGATTAGGATTTCCCTTATCATCAGGCTTGCCATCTTCAGATGCGGTTGCAGTCCTTTCTTCAGGCGGTTTGTCATCAGGGTTCGGGGTCTCCAACTGCGTGTCCTTATTGGACTCATCACTACCTGCTTCACCGTTGGAGCTATGATCGGCAGGAGGGACTTTGTCATCTTCGGCTGAAGGTTGCGAGATTTCAGCGATCGAGATGTCGCCATCCAAGTATTTCTTAGCTTCTTCGCTAGTCATACATACCTCTATATTTTAAGACCACGAGTAGGTCATTTGATTATCATTGTTTAGTTAGAAAAAGCCATATCACTTTTTCAGCAGCTTGATGACTTGACCTAAAGCCTTAAGCCCAAGCGGAGTCATTCCACTGCCAAGTGTGCTAGCCACATTAGGAGAAGCACTAAGACCTCTAGTCATAGGCTTACCAGACTTAGCACCAGGGATATGCATTTGTGCAGGACCACTCAGATTACCGCTTCGAGGATCAACCACGACAGGAATTTTTGAATGACCGAGCTTTACAAATTTGTTATACGCTGCTCCAATAGAGTTAGCGTTGAGGATATCACCAGCCTGTTCTGCCGTAAGCGGATAGCTGTATGACCTTCCATTCTTCATTGTAAATGTCACAAGACCGAGAGCCGGAGATACATCCATTGCTTGAACAAATGAAGAAGACGGAGTGCTTCCACCGTAACGTGGAGCACTATCCGTATCCCAATAACGAGGAGAAGCCTTTTCTTCTTCCTCACCCATTTGCTTAGCAATCTCAAGCGGAATCCCAGGAATAGCCATATACTTGTTCAGCAATGCCTGATGTTCTTGCGGAGTCTGCTTATAGTTTGTTTCTCCATACTTTTCAGCCGTGCCACCGATACCACTCTTACGTCTAGAACTTGCGTTCATATTCGGAGAGGGCATACCAAGAGCAATACTGAATCGCATGATTAGATTCCTCCCATAGAGTTGATATCACGTTCAATGCTTTCGGCAATCCTGTTCTGTTCCTTCTGAGCGTCCAGAGCAACCTTTTCGCCTTCCAGTACAGCCTTCTGAGATTCTGCCTTAGCCTTATCGTCAATAGACTTGCCATCAAGCATGAGAGATGCTTCCTTAAGACGGACATCATCTTGGTGCTGAATGATAAACTTCTGCCAATCAAGGTCACGCTGAGCCTTCATATTGGTAAGCTGCAGAGTCAGATTATCGATTTGCTTCTGCTGTTCCACAGACTGTTGCTTAGCCATCTGGAGCTGCTGCATAGTCACATCGAGAGTCTGCTTCATACCGTTCATAATGTGGACAGCGTTCGGATCCATATCCGTATCAGAAACGATCTTGATGTTCGGATCCATATTGGCAAGAATGTCCTTAGCCATATTCTCACCAACTTCATCGTCAAACGTCTTGCTCATGTGATAAGCAATCACAGGCTTCATGTTATCCGGCATCAACGTAGAGAGAAGGCTAAGCTCCTGTCTCTTCTTGCTGTTCTTAGTGATAACGTCAGGACCATTCTGCAACGAGAATACTGCATTCTCGCACCATGAAGCATCACCGCTAAATAACCCAAGCAAGATTCTGCCCAATGTTCTGATAGCCATATAAGCAGAGCTATAGAAGCAGCTTACGTTAGACTGAGAATTCGTTTGCTGTACAAGAACCTGAGTAGCTGTCTGTTCAGTGAAGTTAACTCCATTGACTCCAGTAAGCGGAATGCCAAGCACACTCGACATAAGCTCAAGGCTCTTTTCAACCGTGCTAGCCAAATCAGCTGTCTCAAAGCCTTCCTTAATCGGAGTCGGAGGAACCTGACCGTTATACAGATAGAGCAAAGACTGCTTCTTACCAGCAATTTGATAGTACTTCTCAAGACCTTCAATAGCACCAACAGGCATAAGGAAATTACCCTTAGGGCTTCTGTTCATGCGTTCAAGAAGCGTGCTATAACCGATATTCGCACCAAGCTGTAAGCCAAACGTCTTTCTGACTACACCAATGTAATCCTTCTTACGAGCTGCATCAATGATCTTATAACCGGTCATACGGATAATCGGAATGATCGTATACGGCATCACTTTCTGAGTGATAACCTTATT